CACTTGTATTACCTTTAGAGTCTATACCAGGCGGTTTTAGTGGATTAAATTTTCATTATTTACCACCAGGACTTCGCTTTAGATTGTTAGATCAAATGCAAAGGTTTGCCTCAAATAATAAAATGGACAAAACAACAAGATTAAATGTAAGTTATTCAGGTGTTAAATCAATACCACTTGTAAAACCAACAATCAAAAAATATTTGTATAAACACGTAAGGTCTAGTTTTTTAAGAATAGATTTAACACAGGCCGCTATTGCTGTATATTTACCAGTTCAACAATTTCAAAAAAGGTCTGATGCTGCTGTTTATGCTGCTGCAAGGAGAGTTATCTAATGGCCATATTAAGAGCAGGTAAAAGAATTGGTGGTTTTGATATAAGATTAGGTATACCACGTGATCGTTCATTAGATAATGTTGAAAATGATCCACGTTTTAAACAAAAAGCAGGTGGCAATCCTGAAACAACAATAGGTCGTTATCAAGCGTATGTTAATGAAGCAGAGGGATTTGCTCGTAAAGCGAGATTTTATACTGAATTTTATTTACCAAAAGGCATACCTGAATCATCAATAGCATCAAGTTCACAAGAACCACGTTCTGAAATTACAGGCGATATTGACTCTGATGCTTTAAGAGAAAAATATTTAAGTTTTCCACAACAAAAAGATTTATTAGCTGTTCAAAATGCAAACGCTAAACGAGTCAGAGCTTTTTGTAAATCAATTAGTATGCCTGAGCGTGAAATAATATCTAAAGAGATAAAATTTATGGGGCCTGCTAGAAAATTTGCAATCGATACTAAAAGTGCACCTATACAAGCCACGTTTTATGCGGATAAATTTTTAAGAGAAAGATCATATTTTGAATTATGGCAAAGTTGTATATTCAGTACAAAATCTCACAATTTTAATTTTTACGATAATTATGTTTCTGATATAAACATTTTTCAGTTAGGTTCATATGAAAGTAGAAATGAAAGAGATGACGTTACTTATGCTATTAAATTATTTGAGTGTTATCCTAAAATAATTAGCCAAGTAGATTATTCTGCTGATGTAAATGACGTAACGACTTTTAACGTTACTTTTGAATTTAGATATTGGATTAATTATTTTATAGACAGATCAGGTAATATAGAATTAGGTTCGCCAAACTTTTCTAACGTTGAAGTTAAAAGTAAATATGGTGTATTTGGCGGATTGTTAAATAAACTACCACCAGAGTTAAGAAGAGCTGGTATAGAAGTTTTAGAAGGTTTAAAAAGAAGAATACCTATCGGTGGTATTACAGGTGGAAGAGTATTTCCTCCTTTTGGTAATTTACCGCCGCTAAATATATAAATTAATTAATAAAATGAAAAAAGGAGTTAATTATGTTACCTAAAGTTGAAGTCCCAACATATGAGTTGACTTTACCGTCTGCAAATCAAACTATAAAATATAGGCCATTTTTAGTTAAAGAAGAAAAAATATTGTTTATTGCATTAGAAACAGGTAAAGAAAACGATATGTTAAATGCGTTAAAAGATATAATAAAAAATTGTACTTTTGACACTGTAAATCCAGGAAAAATACCAATATTTGATGTTGAATATATTTTTATAAACATTAGAGCAAAATCATTAGGCGAAAAGGCAAAATTTAGGGTTTTATGTCCTGATGATGGTAAAACATATACTGATGTTGAAATAGATTTGTCTAAAGTAGATGTTCATGTTAGTGACAATCATACTAATAAAATTTTTATAGATGAAAATAAAAAGTTAGGTGTTGTATTAAAATATCCTACATTAGATAGCTTTAAGATTTTAAATAATAAATCTTTAAACAGTGTAGATAATATTTTTTCAACATTAATAAAATCAGTAGATCATATATTTGAAGGTGATAAGATTTATCCTGCAAAAGACATATCAGAAAGTGAATTAAAAGATTTTTTTGAAAGTTTACCACAAGAGAATTTTTTAAAATTTAAAGATTTTTTTGATACAATGCCTAAATTAAAAGCAGAAGTAGAAGTTGAAAATCCTGTTACCAAAGTAAAAAATAAAGTTGTATTTACTGGACTAGCAGATTTTTTCGGATCAGCCTCTCCCATAATAGCCTAGAGGCATATTTCGAAACTAATTTTGCATTAGTGCAACATCATAAATATTCATTAAGTGAGATTGAAAATATGATACCGTGGGAGCGTGATATTTATTTACAAATGTTAATTAATTTTATAAAAGAAGAAAACGATAGAAAAAAAAGAGATAATTTATGAACATGGAAAATAAAAATGAGTCACCTTGGAAAACCAATTGGCGACCTGCTATGGGCTGGTTATATCTGGCCGTATGTGTATGCGATTTTATAATATTCCCTATCATGTTTACAATTGTTCAATTTTGGGAAATAGGTGCAACAAATGATATATTTAGACAATGGAACCCAATTACATTATCTGGTGCTGGTTTCTTTCATATTGCTATGGGTGCTGTATTAGGTATTACCTCTTATGGTAGATCACAAGAAAAAATTGAAGATAAAAAGATTATAGCTCAAACAGTTCAAACAACAACACAATCTAAATTTAAAATAGATAACCAAATAGGGTAATAAATGTCATCACTTTCTCAATTAATATCTAATATAAAATCAGTAGATGATAATTTAGGCACTGGTGTAGCTAAAGATATTTTAATAAAATTAAGTGAATCAATGAGTTTTGCTGTGGGTGATTTACAAAAACAAATATCTAGTATAGTAGGCACTATGAAACCTGATTTTAAAAGAGAAGTGATAGAGTTAATTACAAAATTCAACACTGGTGATAATGAAGAAAAAATGACAGCTTTTGATAAAGTAAAAAAATTACAAGAAAAGTTTAATTTAGATTTGTTAAATTTTTCAAAAATATTTGGTGTCAACATAGATGATTTAAATAAAACATTAAAGGCATTTAATCAACTAGAAGAAAAAAGAAAACAAACGGCATTAGAAGAAAGACAATTATTTGCAGAAAAAATGATACCTACAAAAGCTGTTAATGGTAATATAATTCCTTTAACAAAAAGAGAACAATTAACTGAAATTTATGATATACAAAAACAATTATATATTTTAGAAAAAGATAGAAAAAATTTATTAGTTAAATTTGAAAAAAATGAAATAGATAATAATACTTTTAAAGAAGAGGTAAAAATAATAGCCGAAAGAGAAAAAATATTAAGTGAACGAAAAGCTGGCGTAATGTATGATGACCCTAATAGACCTAAAACTTTAAGAGAAAGATTTATAGGAACTGCTCAAAAAACAGGTGAGTTTTTTAGAGGTGAAAGAGGGCCTGATTTAATAAGAGGTTCTATGGGTGCTATGTATGGAGCCGTTACATCTCCTATTGAAGCGAGTAGGCAAATATTGCAAACTGTTAATATGTTAACTTTTGGTATATCGGGAGCAATTACAAAAAGTTTAGGTAATTTATTAACGCCTACACTCAGAGGATTATCTAATAATTTAAAAACAGGTTTTGGAACTTTAGGCACAATATTTACGGATAGATTTAAAGTATTTGGTAATTTAATTTTAAAAGGTTTATTATTTTTAGCTACAACATTAGGTTTAAGTGGTATAAAAAATATGTTAACATCTGCTTTAGGGGGGTTAGGCGCAGCAACTTTAACAAAAACTGCTGTAGGTTCCGCTGCTGGTGCTACTGGCACTGTAGCAGGCGCAGCAAAAGCAGGTGGTATGGGATTAATAAAATCTATGGGTTTAATGTTAGCTCCTTTTGCCGGTGTAGGTGCTCTTTCATATTTAAATAGGCCTAAAAATGAAGAAGATGAAGAATTTATGAAATCAAATAGTGAAATAACATCAAAGGAAACATCATCATCCGAAGATTTACAAGGGTATATGGAAAGTAGAAAAGAGGCTATAGCAGCGGGAGAAGCCAGAATAGCAAGAGATGAACCATTTATATCTTTAGACGATAGTTTAAAAAAATATAAAAATGAAAAAAATAAAATACAAGTAGGTAAATCAAAATTAATGACGCCTAATTTACCTACTGGAGGTGATTTTAACAAAATGAGCCAAGAATTTGCTACATCTGAAATGAATGGTAAAAATTATTCACCAATTACAAATAATGTCGCTCCTACAAATATAAATTCAAATACTGTTCAAAATATAAATCAAATAGTAGATGTAATAAACAAAGAGCCTACAATTAATTTAATAAATTCGCAAGGTTACGGATATACTGTTGTTTAAAAAGGTGGCCATTACTGGCCACCATTTCAGTATTAGTAGAGAGAGATTCTACTCATCATCCGCTAGTTTACTAAAGTAAGACAACGTATCGTCATCATCAATAGAGGATAGAGTATTTTTACTTTTACTTTTTACTGAACCGTTAGATTTTGCTGGAGGGAGTTCAGCGTTCTCAACAGTGCCAGTACTTCTTTGTCCCGTAATTACCCTATTCAGTTTCTCTTTGAGTTCGTCATAGGTTTTAAAATTACTAGGGGCCAAGAAAGGTGTTAGAGCATACTGTTGCGACCATATTGCTTTAATCTTTTCATCATTTTCAGCAATTGCCTTCACAGGCTCAAATTCAGATTTGTCATAGTTCCAATAACCATCTACTTTACGTATTTTTAATTTAAAGTTTGCACCTTTCCAAAAATCAAATGGATTAATTGGTTGTTCATCTTCAAATGCTGGTTGCA